TTGGTCTTGTTGGCCCAGTACGCCGCGCTCGACGGACCCTTGGCAATGTTTGCGCCGTGGCGCGCTTTGAATGAGTCGCGCTTGGTGGTGGTGGCGGCCGACTCGCCCTGCTTGGGCTTGCCCGCCGGCTTGGCGCCTTGCTCGCCAAAGCGGATCAGTTTTTCAGTGCCGTCAAAACAGGCCTTGACCACGTGCGATTTCTTTGGGTGGTCCGGCGTGCGCTTTGGGGCGTTGCACGCCATGTCGGCTTTGATGACGGGCTTGGTCATTTGAGTTTGCCTGCTTTTTGCTTTTGAGCGGCGCGCATGTTGTCGACCATGTTGGGGTACGGACGCCCGGCGCTTTCGGCTGCGCGCTTGGCGCTGGTCTTGGCGCCCGACGACAGCGGCTTTGGTTTGCTCATTGACTCGGGGCGCTTCTTGTCCCAGATGGGTTTGGGTGTCTTAGGCGGCATATGGATTGATCCTCGCTTTTTGCTGACGCGGAGCCCTTTCATCAGCGTCGCGCGCCTCTGGCAAGTCAAACCACCGCTCGTTTTTCAGGAAGATGATCGTCTGCGTGAAGGTGTCCACGTAGTCGTCATGCTCTGCGACGGGGAACTTTGCCAGCTGCTTGATGAACGACTGTGCCCAGCCTACGGGCTGGCCGGGGTTTTTTGAAGACTCCGGAATCCACAGCAGTCCAAGCTCCAACGTTGGCGCGGCTTGGTGGGCTCTTGACACCTTGTCCGCTTGACCGGGATTGTAGCCAATGGCTGGAACCTTGGCAAGGCGCAAGTCCTGCAGCAAGGACTGCCCGCTGGCTTTTGCCTCGACCAAAATGCGGTCGGGGCGCCGGCCCTTTGTTGGCATGCCTGCTTTGGGGCTGTTGTCGGCCCCGTACTCGCTGGACCAGTCCTTGATCACCTTTGCGCGCAAGTCCGGGTACCCGAGGTGCTCGTCCCAAGCGTCAAGCAGCATCGCGTTGCGCAATCCCCTGTGCGTGAACATCCCCCAGACGCTGCACGCGGTCGGGTCGCCGGTCGTGCGCTCGGTGAACGCGCAATCGTAAGACTGCAGGATGTACTCGAACTGCGGCAGGCGCGTGGCGGCCGGCCAGAACCCAAAGTGGTCGGTCTTCAGAATGCCCCCGCCAACCGGCGACGGGTCTTGTTGCAGCTGTCCGGACGCGCCGTAAGTGCCCAGCAGCTGCTTGAGCTTGGTCACCTCTTCAGGGCCAAAGCGCTCGGGGCAGATCAGCTCACCCTTTTCGGTGCGCGGGTCGTAGGGACCAAGCATGGTGCGGCGCTTCTTGCCGTCCCACTCGGCCGGAATGCAGACGTGCTCCCAGCCTCCGATGTCGTCGATGATGTGGCCGCTGATGTCCTTTTCGTGCAGCCGCTGCATGACCGTCACCATCGCGTCGGTCTTCGGGTTGTTTAGCCGCGTGGACCAGACCTGGTCGAACCACACAAGGGCCGTTTCGCGCATCGCCTCGGACTGCGCGTCTTGTGCACCGTGGGGATCGTCCAGGATAAGGCGCGATCCGCCCTCGCCGGTGGCTGTGCCGCCGACGGAGGTGGCAAGGCGGTAACCGGTCTTGCCGTTTTCAAATCGCTGCTTGGCGTTTTGGTCGCCGGCCATGCTAAACATGTGCCCCCAGCGAGACTGGTACCACGGAGACTGGATCAGGCGACGGGCTTTCAAATTGTCGCGAATTGACAGCGTGCCCGAGTACGAGGCGGCCAAGAACTTTTGCTCAGGCTGGGCGATCCACTCCCAGGAGCACCAGGCCACGGAAACGATGGTTGACTTTGAGTGCCGGGGCGGGATGTTGATAAGCAGACGGTGAATTTCCCCGCAGCTGACAGCCTCTAGGTGCTCGCAGATGGTCTCAATGTGCCAGCTTGGCACGAACGGCACGCCGGGCTCCATGACGTGCCAAGCCTGTTTGACAAACTCGTACAGGCTTGCTCCGGCCCTGCGCCGGGCCTGCTCCTTGGCAATCAAGTCCAGCATCACTGCCGGAGAAGCGCCGGAGCTCATCCCTTGTTGATCGCCTCGTGCAGCAAGCGCACGGCGTCGTGCTGGGCGTTGACCAGCCGCTGATCAGCGTGGCCCGTCTCACCCAGCGCCTCAGCCTGAGCCTGGCACTGCCGGGCAAAGGAGTCCAGCAGATCAAGGATGCGGGCGCGCTCGTAAGCGACCATGGTCTCGCCGTGGGCGGCAACCAATTCTTCTGGGTACAGCGCCTGGAACCGGCCGTCATGGTCAAGCAGCGCAGGCAGGGGGGACTCGGGCAGGGTTGGTTTTTGTGTGGTCATTCGTCTTTGCCGTTTGCTTTTGACATTAACGCTTGCATTTGTTCAAGCTCGGAGTCGCTAAGGTTTTTAAAGTCAACGTTCGCTATTAAAATTGGTGAGCCGTTTTTACCGGTGTGCTCTAGGTGCTGCGTTTCGCGCCAGCCGAGCTGGGTCGCACCCCAGTACCGCATCATCCCGGAGTCGCCGGAAAGAACCTTCTGGAAAATGCTTTTTGCCGCCTGCGCATTTGCCTTGGCCTTGCCTTTGAGCAGCTCGTCTTTGAAGTGCGCGCGCAGGGTGTCCAGGCTGATGCCGTCCCGGATCAAGGCGGAAATGTGCTCTTGCGACAAGCCGTAGCCCGAAAGAGCCTCCACTTGTTTGCGCTCCTGCTCGGTCGGCTCAAAGGCTGGCCGACCAGCTCCTGGCCGCGCTCCACCCTGGATTTTGGCGACCCCAGGGGGGTTTGTTGGTTTTTCAAGCGGTTTCGGTTTTTTCGTTGCCATTTTTCACCTCAGCAAAAGTTTGTCCGGTTGCTGCCAAAACGGCCTGTTTTCCGGTGAACTGCTCCCAACGCATCACGATGACGTCGCAGTATTTTGCATCCAACTCCATGACCCTGGCAATTCTGCCGTTCTTCTCGGCGGCAATCAGGGTGGTGCCCGAGCCGCCAAAGCTGTCGAGGACTAGGTCGCCGCCCTTTGTGTTGTTGAGCATCTGGTACTCAAACAGCGCCACGGGCTTCATGGTCGGGTGCTCGCCGTTGCGCGTCGGCTTGTCGAACTCGAGGATGGTGGTCTGCTTGCGGTCGGCGGCCCAAAGGTGCCCGGCGCCCTCTTTCCATCCGTACAAGCAAGGCTCGTGCTTCCAGTGGTAGTCCTGCCGGCCCATCACCAAGCTGGATTTTTTCCAAATCAGGCACTGGCGAACCTTCCAGCCAGCGTCTTGAGCGGCGCCCCGAAAATTGTAGCCCTCGCTGTCGGCGTGCCAGATGTAAAAAACCGCTCCTGGTTTCATAACCGAGTCGGCCGCCGTGTAAGCATCGCGCAAGAATTGTCGGAACTCATCGTTGCCCATCTCATCGTTTTTGATGGTCAGCTTCTCTTTGGTGCCGCCCTCATAGGCCACATTGTAGGGCGGGTCGGTCAGCCACATGTCCACAGCCTGTTCTTCGCAGAGCTTGGCCAAGTCGTCCATGCTGGTGCTGTCTCCGCACAAAAGCCGGTGCTTGCCCATCACCCAAACGTCGCCGGGAACGGTCGTGGGGTTTATTGGGGCCTCTGGCGCGTCGTCCGGGTCCGTAAGGCCCGGCTCAAGCTGTTCCGGTGTCAGCGCGTCAATCTCAGCTGCCGTAAACCCCGTCAGGTCAAGATCAAACCCCAGATCAGTCAGCTCGCCAAACTCTAAGGCCAGCATCTGCTCATCCCATCCAGCATTGAGCGCCAGCTTGTTGTCCGCAATAACGTATGCGCGTTTCTGCGCATCCGTCCAGCCGCTGGCCACCATTACCGGCAATTCCTTAATGCCGAGCTTACGGGCTGCCAGGACCCGTCCGTGGCCTGCAATCAGGCCGCCTTCCTCATCCACCAAGACTGCGGTGGTAAAGCCCCACTCTTTGATTGATGACGCGATCTGGGCGACCTGCTCATCGCTGTGAGTTCGGCTGTTGCGTGCGTATGGGATAAGCTTGTCAATGGGCCATTGCGCGACTTTATCGGCTGGGTTGGTCTTGGCCATAAATTAAAACCCGCCGCCGCCGCTAGTCGTTGTGCAAACAACATCCCCGTTAAGGGTCTTGGTGCAACGGGTGACGGTCTGCGCTTGAACGGCCTGAGCAGCAAAAAGCGCTGCAATAATGATGATGGTTTTCATAATTTACTTTCCTGTGTGATTTTGTGTTGATGCTGTATTGTGCTTCATGTTTTCAATTCTTGCCAGCTTCATTGCATCTTTGAGATCGAGGCGCAGTTGCTTGTTTGCGGCCTGCTCGGCCAGCAGTCGGGTGTAGCAGTCTTGAGAAAACTTGGCCAGGTTCTCGTTGGTCCAGCTTTTGAAGTTGGGTGTGTCGGTCAGTTGCGTCATGTTAGTGCTTGCTTACTTTCCTGTGGATAACTTTTCCCTGTAAACCTGCCGCATCGATGCCCCCCTAGCCCCCTCACCCTAAAGGGTGTGAGGGGAGGGGAGGGGGCTTTTCGAGCGTTTTGCCCCCTAACCCCAAAACACCCTCGAGGGGGATTCAGGGGGCTAGGGGGCATCACGATTTAACACCTTTTCGCATCATCATGGCACTCGACTGGACGTTATCCACAACCACCCAGCCGTGCTCGAGGGGGCTGATAATTTCGGCCAGGATGAGTGCGCCGATCAATTTGTCTGGGTAAGCCACGCTTAAATCGTTCTCGATGGTCCGAGGTTTGCGGCCATCGGCTGCCAACTTGTCTTTGATTGCCGACCTGCTAATATAGGGTAAACCCTCCCGAACTTCAGCACCTGTGCCCCACCAAGCGCTTTCAAGTGTTTTGCGGTGGATGTCAATCTTGCTGTCTTTTTTGGTCGCTGGCATGGGTGCCTGGGCCTCGACCACCACTGCGCTGGTGACCGGCTGGTTGTCCTCGTCGTACCAGCCGGGGATGGTCACCTGCTGCAGCTCGACGTGCACCGTCTGCGCCAGCTCAGCATCCTTGGACTTGCGCTGCACGATCTGCATGGGCTGGTCGTCCTTGCCTGGGATGATGCTGATCTCAATGTCCAGCGCGCCGCGCCAGGCGCTCGAGCCTCGGGCACGGTGCTGGGCCTCATCGGAGACGCCGGTGTGGTGCACCAGGATGACCGAGCAGTTGAACTCCATCATCAGAGCATTGCAGGCGTCCAGCATGGTCTTGGCATCCTGAGCGCTGTTCTCATCACCAGCCAAGAATCGGTGCAGGGTGTCCACCACGATGACGGACGGTTTTTGCGGCAGCGTCCTGACCTGCTCAACCACCTTGAGGTAGCCGGTCGGGGTGTTGAGGTCGCATCCGTCTTTGGATAGCCACATGGACAAGTGCCCAACTTGGTGGTGATGCTTCCAGGCTGCCACGCGCCCACGCAGGCCGTGGTGGCCTTCGCCGGCCAAGTACACCACGTTGCCTGCCCGAACCTTCTGGCCAGCCCATTCAGGCGTTTGTGAGGCCATCCGCAGGCACCAGTCGAGCACCACAAAGGTCTTGCCGCCGCCGCTGGGGCCGTGGACCATGATCAACGCCTGGGATTGCAGCCAGCGTTTAACCAGCCAGGAGATGGGGCTTGGCTGGGCTGAGAAGTCGTCTGCCGGGATCAGCCAGTTGTTTTGGGGTGGCAGCAGCAAGCTGGCTAAGTCTTGCCCTGCTTGGGCATAATCGTTTGCGTCTCCCTCGATTGGCGGCATAACCATCCTCGCTCCAAATTTGGCCGAGGCCTGTTCTGCGTACCGCTGGCCAACGCCTGACTTGTCGTTGTCGGCCACGATCACGATGTCCTGGCTGGCACCGTGCACCTCACGCAAGATGCCTGTGACTGGTACGAGGTTGCTGGCGCTGTAGGCCACCACCACCGGCCTGTTGGTCGTCTCGTGGATGGTGGCAGCGGTAGCAAAGCCCTCGGCCACAAACAGCGTGCCTGGCTCGTCCATCGTGCCGACCATCCAGTATTTGCCGCCGGTCTGGCCGCCGGGGTGGTACAGCTTGCCGCCGTCCTCATCGATGTATTGCAGGGTGCTCAGGGTGCCGTCCTGGTCGTAAAGAGGGACCATCAAGCGCCCATCGCCTGTGATGCGCACGCCGTGGGTCTGGATGCCCTTGCGCTTGAGATAGGGGTGATCAGGGTGGGCTGCGACCCCACTGAGCCAGATTTTCTCGACTGTCTCGCTGGCGACTTGATGCTGGCGCTTTTGATCGGCTTCGCGCAAAACCTTGGATTCATTGATGCGCCTTGCGTGGGCCATCTCCTCAAAGTCGGTCAGCTTGCGGCCTACATCTGCACGCCATGTCACTTCCGTGCCCATGCGCCAGCATCCGAATCGACCGGCTGGGATGCCGTCACCGAAGATCAGATACCAGCCTGGCTTGTCAATGCCTGGTGTGCCTTTGGTGCCTGACTTGAATCGGTGAATCTTGCCGTCCATCTCGATGTGATCTGGTGGCTCCAGCCCTGCTGCCTTGATCGCATCGATGAGCTGGGCCTCTGGCGGTGCAACCAGTTTCTCTGGTGGTGGTGACCAGGGGCCGCCAAGGACGTTTGACAGATCAGCCATTGATTGTGGCTTCCTGCCGTGTGAGGTAGTCCGACAGCGCCTTGACTGTCTCGTACAGGGGCTTGGACTCCTCCTGCATGAACCTGTAGACCGTGGCCGGGTGGACCCCAGCGTTCTCGGCCACACGCTTGAGATTGGCATCTTCAAGCCGTTTTTTAATTTGCTCAATAGTCATCATAATTTGCACCTCTGAAAATATATTTGCGGGAGTGCTTGCACTATACCCTATTTTCGGTTTATGATGCAAGCACACCTCAAACGGATTCCCCGACAGAGGTGCAACGCAAATGAAGGAGAGCCACTCATGGCAATCAACGTGAAGTCCACCGGCAGCCTGGCTGCGAACGGTGTCAAAGTCCTGGTCTATGGCCAAGCCGGTGCTGGCAAGACCAGCCTGATCAAAAGCCTGCCCAGCCCCATCGTGCTGTCCGCTGAAGGCGGCCTGCTGTCCATCCAGGACGCAGACCTGCCCTTCATTGAGATCACCTCGATGGACGATCTGCGGGAGGCCTATGAATGGCTTGGCTCGGACGAGGCCAAGCAGTACCAGTCGGTGGCGCTGGACAGCATCAGCGAGATCGCTGAGGTCTGCTTGAACCACGAAAAGAAGGTCAACAAAGACCCGAGGGCAGCCTACGGTGCAATGCAGGAGCAGATGGCCGACATCATCCGCGCCTTCCGCGACATTCCGAATCGCCACATCCTGATGACCGCGAAGCTGGAGAAGTCCACCGACGAGACGGGCCGCATCCTGTATGCGCCAAGCATGCCTGGCAACAAGACAGGCCAATCGCTGCCCTACTTCTTTGACGAGGTGCTGGCCTTGCGGGTTGAGAAGGATGGCGAGGGTGTCACCCAGCGCGCACTGATGTGCGACAGCGATGGCCTGTGGCTGGCCAAGGACCGCAGCGGCAAGCTGGAGGCTTGGGAAGCGCCGGACCTGAGCGCCATCATTGCCAAGATCGGAGCAAAAGCATGAGCGACCTTAAAACACTGAGCGCCGAGTGGCTGAGCCACAAGACCACCGAAGAGAAGGCGGTCACTGAGCGCCGCAAGATTGAAGACCAGATCGTCAAAATGCTGGCGCTGCCCGAGGCTTTCGAGACCACCGAGACCGCCGAGCCGCAGGGCTTTGTGGTCAAAATCTCGGGCCGCATCGACCGCAAGGTCGACAGCGACAAGCTGCAGGAGCTGGCCGCTGAGCATGGCCTGACTGAGCACCTGAGCCGCCTGTTTCGCTGGAAGCCTGAGATCAGCATGACGCTGTGGAAGGCTGCAGACGAATCAATCACCAAGCCGCTGGCCGGTGCTATCACGGCCAAGGCTGGCCGCCCATCTTTCAAAATCACCATCAAGGAGTAATTCATGGCAAATCTCGGACAAACTTTCGACGCAAACGATCTGCCCCAAGGCACCAGCATCAACACGCCGGTGCCGGAGGGCATCTACAACGCCAGCATCACGCAGGCTGAACTCAAGCCCACGGCCGACGGCACGGGCCAGTACATCAAGATGCGCCTGGACATCACGGGGCCAACGCATCAGGGCCGGGTGGTTTTCGCAAACCTCAACATCAAGAATGCCAGCGCCAAGGCTGAGGAGATTGGCCGCGAGCAACTTGGCGACATCATGCGCGCCATCGGTCTGGCCAAGGTGGCCGACACCGACCAGCTCATTGGTGGAAGCCTGAACATCAAGCTGGCCATCCGGGCCTTACGCACGGACGCAGCGACTGGCAAGACCTACGACGCGCAGAACGAGGTCAAGGCCTACCGCGCCATCAACGGAGGCGCTGCGCCTGCCTTCAAGTTTGCAGCGCCTGCGGCTGCCAGCCAGGCGGCTGAAGATGCACCGGCAAAGCCTACCAAGGCCTCGCCGCCTTGGGTCAAGAAGTAAGCAGAAAAAAGCCCAGGCCAGCGTGAACTGGTCTGGGCATAAATGGCAACTACATGAAGGAGAACCCAGTGAAGATTCCCGAATCAGAGCATACCATTCAGGCCTTGATTGACAAGGCACATGAGGCAAAGTCCGAGCAGCCCAGGGGGCACATGGGCTGCAGCCAGCTTGGCCACCCATGCGACCGGTGGCTGTGGCTGTCCTTTCGCTGGGCTGTCCAGCCCCAGTTCCCTGGCCGCATCCTGCGCCTTTTCCGCAGGGGCCAGATGGAGGAGGCCACCATCGTCTCGGACCTGCGCGCCATCGGCGTGGATGTGCGCAACACCAGCGCCCAGCAGACCCGAGTTGACCTGGGCTGCCACGTGTCCGGCAGCCTGGACGCCATCATTGAGTCTGGCGTGCCTGAAGCGCCCAAGAAGCGCCACGTGGCCGAGTTCAAGACCCACAGCGCCAAGAGCTTTTCTGACCTGGAGAAGAACGGGGTCGAGAAATCAAAGCCCGAGCACTTTGTGCAGATGCAGCTTTACATGCACGGCACCGAGATCGACCGGGCTTTGTACTTGGCGGTCTGCAAGGACGACGACCGCATCTACACCGAGCGCCTGGCCTACGACAAAGCTGTGGCGCTCAAGGCCATCGAGCGTGGCCACCGGCTGGCGCTGGACGACCGCATGCCGCCGCCGATCAGCACGGACCCGAGCTGGTATCGGTGCAAGTTTTGCGATGCGCATGAGTTCTGCCATGAGACCAAAATCACCAAGCACGTGAACTGCCGCACCTGCGCGCATAGCACGGCCAAGCCTGACAGCACCTGGCACTGCGCGAAGTGGGACGACATCATCCCAGTTGATGCCCAACGCAAGGGCTGCGAGTCGCATGTCTTACACCCTGATCTAGTTCCTTGGCAGCGCAAAGACGGTCCAGATGAATACACAGCGGTTTATCAAATTGATGAAGTAACCGTGGCAAATGGCGATCCTGAGCAAGAAGGCGTTTTTGCCTCGACTGAGCTGCTGGCCAATGCTGCGGCGTGTGGCGCCAAGGGGTGGGCGCAGTTGCATGATATGCGCAAGCAATTTGATGGGAGGGTGGTTGGGTGATGCTACGTGAATATCAACAAAGAGCAATCGACCAGCTCTACAAATGGTTTGCTGACGGCAATGAGGGGAACCCCTGCCTGGTGTTGCCCACCGGCTCAGGCAAAAGCCATATTATTGCTGCGCTGTGCAAGGACGCGCTGCAAAACTGGCCGGAGACCGTCGTGCTCATGCTGACCCACGTCAAAGAGTTGATCGAGCAGAATGCCGAGAAGATGCGCCAGCATTGGCCAGGGGCACCGATGGGCATCTACAGCGCTAGCATTGGCAAGAAGCAACTGGGCGAGCCGATCACATTTGCTGGCATTCAATCGGTGAGAGATAAATCTCGGCAGATCGGACACATCGATCTCGTGATTGTGGATGAGTGCTTTGTGGCAGGGACAAAAATATCAACCCCACGCGGCTTGGTTGATATTGACTTGTTGCGCTGTGGCGACTTGGTATATAATCAATCTGGGCTGGGTGAGGTGCAAGCCATATCCATTAAGCCAAGCAATGATTTATACAAATTGGAGTTTGATGATGGAACATTTACAGAATGCACCGGAGGACATCCGTACTTCACAGAGCAGGGCTGGAAGGCCGCGAGGGAACTGGAGAACGGATCGTATTTTTTTAGCGTCGAAGGCATGCGCTTGTTGTGGGATGGAGTGCAAACCTTGGATCAAACGGTCGGACAGCGGGAAAATGATTTCAGCCATGCCAGAGGGCGCATGGGTAAAGCAGCTATGTTGCTCTCAATCCTGTTCCAAGAAATTAAAGAATCCGATGAGCAATCATCAGTCGCGCTTAAAAATGAAGGCAAGATTAAAAGAGATCAATCACAAACCTATCAAGCGCGGAGGCAACGGGCAATTATTACCCTTGGCACAGCTTGCGCTACTTCATGCTTTGGGGGACGGGTGGGAGGCGGAGTTGGCGATAAAAACAAAGATGCCGAGGGGCAGTGGTTATCCAACTTGCTACAAGCTGGATCTGGCGAATCAGGCGCTGATGATGGGAATAGAGGTGGACGGTGGATCGCACACGACGATAGAGAGGAAAATTCTGGACAGGAAAAAAACAGATTTTCTTGTTTCCCAAGGTTGGTCAATATATCGCGTGTCGAATGCGAGAGCGCTAAACCTGTATTCAACCTTCACGTCAGTGGTCATCCTTCTTATTTCGCTGATGGAAAGCTCGTCCACAATTGCCACCTGGTCAACCACAAGGACGAAGGCGGCTACAGGCAGTTCCTGGCCGACCTGAAGGCCATCAACCCTGCGCTGCGGGTCATTGGTCTGACGGCCACGCCCTACCGACTGGGGCACGGTCTGATCACCGACAAGCCTGCGCTGTTTGATGCCTTGATCGAGCCGGTGACCATTGAGGAGCTGATCTTCAAAAGCCATCTGGCCACGCTGCGCAGCAAGGTCACCAAGGCCAAGCTGGACACGACTGGCGTGCACAAGCGTGGTGGCGAGTTCATCGAGTCGGAGTTGCAGGCCGCAGTGGACACGGACGACAACAACCAGCGGGTGGTGCAGGAGATCATTGGCCTGGCAGGCGAGCGCAAGGCCTGGCTGGTGTTCTGCACTGGCGTGAAGCACGCCCAGCACATTGCCGAAGTCCTGCGCCAGCGTGGTGTGGCCGCCGAGTGCGTGACGGGTGAGACGCCAAAGAAGGAGCGCGAGCGCCTGCTGACCGAGTTCAAGGCTGGCCGCCTGCGCGCGCTGACCAATGCCAACGTGCTGACCACCGGCTTCGATTACCCAGACATCGACCTGATCGCCATGCTTCGCCCGACCATGAGCGCCAGCCTTTATGTCCAGATGGCAGGCCGGGGCATGCGGGTCAAAAGCCACATTGACCACTGCCTGGTGCTGGACTTCGCCGGGGTCGTGGCCACGCACGGGCCGATCACCGCTGTGCAGCCGCCCAAGAAGGGTGGTGATGGTAATGGTGAGGCACCGGTCAAGGTTTGCGACAACTGCGGGGAGCTGGTGCACATCAGCGCCAGCGTCTGCCCTGCCTGCCTGCATCCATTCCCTGAGCCGGTGCGCAAGGCGCTGACGCTGCACAATGACGACATTATGGGGTTGGAGGGCAAAGACCTGGAGGTGTCGAGCTGGAGCTGGCGTGTGCACATCAGCAAGGCCAGCGGCAAAATGATGCTGTCCTGCACCTACTATGGCGGCCTGTCCGACAAGCCGATCACCGAGTACCTGCCGGTGCTGCACGAAGGATATGCTGGCGAGAGAGCGCTGCAGCAGCTCTTCAACATGGCCAACTCTGCTGGCGCACATCTGGCGCAGTCCGAGCACATGAGCGACACCGAGGGGCTGGATTACTTCTCATTGCAGATGAGCAACAGCAAGCCGCCGAGCACCATCGAATACAAGATGGATGGCAAATTTCACCGAGTTATTAAAAGGAGTTGGGCATGACAACCAGACCGAGCGAGCCAGAGTTTTTAATCCAGTGGCGTGAATGGGACAAGGCTGGGCCACCCAAGTGCTGCCACACCTGCGAGCACTACGGGGTCGATGGCCTGTGCGTCGAGTTCTTCATGTCGCCACCGGCAGAGTTTGCCGCCGAGATAGAGGCTTGCGACAAGTGGGAGCAAGAATGCCCATTTTGACCGACCGCATCCCCACCGAGCACGAGGAGCAGCGCGAGCTGGTGCGCTGGTTTCGCCAGGCTTGGCCATGCGTGCGCATCTTTGCCATCCCTAATGGCGGTGCACGCAGCCTTGCCACCGCTGGCCGTCTCAAGGCCGAGGGCGTTTCCTCTGGCGTGCCAGACCTGTTCATCCCAGCCTGGCGGCTATGGATTGAAATGAAGCGCATCAAAGGCGGTAGCGTAAGCGCAGAGCAAAAAGACTGGATTGCTTACCTTGAAGAAGTGGGTTATTGTGCTAAAGTGTGCAAAGGCGCTGAGGATGCAAAGCGACAAATAATTTACTTCAAGGAAAAACTTACATGAGCAAAACCCCGTTCTTTTCGATTAGAATTCCGCCGGAAATTGGCTCTGAGCTACGGAAGGTTGCGGACACGAACACCCGCACGCTGGCCGCGCAGATTTTGCATTACGTTAAGCAAGGCTTGGCCAGTGAAAAAAAGTAGACGACTGCAGCGCCGCAAGACTTACACGCTGCTTGACGAGATGATGGCAAGCCCAACCGAGTTAATGCCTGCTGAGTACAGACGCCACCAGTTGACGCGCATGTATGGCGGATTAGAAGCAATGGCGCATGGCGAAGCGCCGACGCCCGACGATTGGTTTGTTGTGTCGGATGCTGTAAACATGCTGGAGACAATGGTTCTGGAAATGGCCATTTGCGAGGACAAAGGCGGCACTTTAAAAGATGCGGTTCGAGCTTTGGCAATGGCTGGGCACCGCCAGAAGCGGGAAGGCAAGCAGATACGCCTAGACGGTCCGGGAATGGAAGCAGTGCGCGACGTGCTGGCCTCATATTCCGAGCTGCTTAACGCCCTGCCTGCGCGGGTCATGTACCGCTGCCACCGGCTGACCGAAAAGCGGATTCACGAAATTTTGGCAGGTAGGACAAAGCCGCACGATGTTGCAGTTGGTTAGGGTTTGTCCCTATGTGTGAAATTGTGCATATGTGTGTTATAGTAGAGACATCAACAACAAGGAGCTAATAATGAAAATCATCACAACGACAATCAACTACATGGGAATTGAGATAGAAGTAACGGCAGAGGTGGATGCAGGCGAGGCGCGTACATGGGACGAGCCTGGATACCCAGCAGAGGCGGTCTTGATGACCGCCGAAGTGGGCGGCGTTGATGTTATGAGCATCCTTAGCCAAGAACAGCAGACGGCTATAGAGGCCGAGATAGTAGAAGAGGTGATGGCATGAACGCCCGGACTGAATCAGTGCTTGGTTTTCTATTGGCCGTTGCCATTGGCATTGTCTTGGCCGCCTGCCTTTTCTACGGGTGGTCGTCATGATTGCTATCCGATACATCTACAACATCCTTTTTCGCAAGCTGACAGCCCTTGACTGCGTAGTCGCAGAGCTTGCCGAAGCTGAGCACGCCCTGCTAAAGGCAGAGACGGGTGTCGAGTACGCCCAAGCGTTGGTTATATACAACAAAAACCGAGTAAAGCGCCTGAGCGCATATGTAAAAGAACAGGAGGCAGCATGACTAAGTATTGCGACGGCACAACGGCGCTGACACCGTGCCCGCACCCCGAAGACTGCACGGTTTCTTGTGAGTTCAACGATGCCGTGGTGCTGCGCAAGGTCAAGCCGTACCCCCACGTCGTGCCGACCGATCTGATTGAAGCCGACCGCGAGGAAGGATCGAAGATTGCGCGCCGTCTGATCGTGGCCATCAATGTGTTTTTGTTTCTCTGGGTGGTGCTCATGGCCATGTCGGGGATGTTTTTATG